AGCAGCGGCTGGAGCAGCGGTTGCTGCCTCGACGCCGGCGGTTGCTTTAGCAGACAATTCCTTGATCTGGGCCAAAAGAAATTGTTTTACCTGTGGGCTTTGTAAAGCCTTCATGACTAGTCCCTGAACCTTTTCAAGCATGCCCTCATTTAATATTTCTTCTGCCTCTTGTAGCGTATATCTCTGTGATGAAACAGAATTTCGCCTTCGCGTTCTCATATTATCAATTTCTTCTTTGATGACTCTTTTTAAAACTGTTCTTGTTACTTTCATTGTATTTAACTCCCTTTGCAACATCGTCTAACTGGTTGCAACATCCATTTATTTGTCCACATATTGTACATTGTTTACCTCTACCTTTTTAAATAATTTAATACCTTCATCCCCGAATGTCATATTTAGTATATATGATGTTCCCGAAGAGATACATCCTAAAATAAGAAAATTTTCAACAGATATATCAAAACTAAATAGTTCTGTAAACGGGGAAAGAAACATTAAAAATGCACCAACCCAAAAGCCCACACACATTGAACATTTAAATAGTTCTCCTAGCTTTCCTTTTGTTGGGCGCCATCCATTAAAAATACTGCCATAAACTAAAATTTGTGTGAGGCCGTAAGCTGCTAATATAAAATATAATAATTCCATTATCCTTCCTAAATCGTATATAAATAATTCAATGCGTATGGGTCTCTAACAAACCCTTTCCTAATCGAGCCTTGATCAACTTTCTGTGGAACCTCTCCAAGTTCTGTTGAATCCTCCTTGTCCGGATGGAGCAATTCTTCATCGTCCATTGAGACAATAGCTTCTGTAGCCTCGAAGTATGGCCGCTCTTCATCAATAAATCTTGAAATATTAATAAGAGCCATCTTTGGAGTGCTCAATTCTTCAGAAGAGCCTTTTTCCATATCCGCCTCTATTGAGCCATAAAAAGCACCAGCATGAATTGATTCGGGAATTACGAGGCCTTTTTTATGAAGATAAGTAAATAATCTATTTTGGGCGCCATATACTAAATCGGACATAGTGTCTTTTGGAAAAGTTATAACTTTGTTTTTTCCTGCAGATAAAACAATATCAATATCGCCATGATCAAAAATCATAAGATCTCCGCTCATACTTTTACGAACGTTTAATTCTAACGTGACCTTGGCCGAAGTCGGCTTACCAATTCTAATTGTTATTGGCATCGGGATAGATTTCCTTTACAAGTTTTTGTGTTTTCATAATTGTCAAAAGAACGCTTTCATTAACATTTTCTTTTACAAATGAGTTTAAACGCTCAATAACACTTTGTGTTTTATTAAGCATCTCTGGGTCTTCTTTAACCTCATCTAATTTCTTTGCTTTCTCTAGTTGCTCTTTGAGTCTTGGAATTTCATCATTCAAAAACATTTTAAGCTCTAAAGCATTGTCGGCAAATGAAGAAATATAATAAGTCAAAAGCTCTTTCTGTTCTTTTAAAAGCTCACCATCATACTTTTGATTAAATTTGGTAGCAAATGTTTTATAAACGATGCTATCAATTTGTTCATTGTCTTCGGGCCCATCTGGCTTAATAAGCATTTTTCGAATTATTTCGTTTTCTAAAATAACTTGATTTTTTGGTGAAATCCTATCAGAAAAAATTTGCATAATAGTAGCTAAAGACTTATAGTTTGGAACAAAGTTTCCAAACACTGAGGGCGAAGTCTCTTTATTCACATCATGGATAAGCTTCGTTTGTTGTTTAAACAGTCCGCTGGGGTCAATAAGTCTTTTTTGAAGTTTAACTTCTTTTAATATCTTTTCTGCTGTTAGTCTATCTAGGTTTTGATTTTCACTTAGGGATCGATAACAATCTAAATCTTTTCTCAATACACTTCCAGGCTTGAAATGCTTTTTTATTATTTTGATTGCTTTATCTCTTTTATCTGAATCATTTTTTAAGATTGCAACAGTAGCTTCTTTAACAAGCGCTTCGTAAACAAATGCTGTATTACGTTTCTTGTTGTGTTTTATCTTCATCTTTTTGCTCCGTTATTAAGTCTTTACTCTCCAGTTCTTTGAGTAGGGTGCGCACAGATGCAGTAACTGTAAACAATTGCTCTTCTTCTGTTTGCTCTCTCAAACTATAAATAGATTGGTCTTCCTCGTAAATACCAGTCCCAATGCCGTCCATCTTGACTAATGATTTAAGATCCCCATATCCAGGCAGTATATTTCTAATAGTGTTGCTTCCTTTCTCGCGTGAATATTTTGAAGCATAGGAACGAGATCTGGCGCCGGCGGGTCTTTTATCAACATTCACAGGGTGATAAACTTTGCCTTTTGCTCCTGGCGTTAAGCGTGGAGCGTCACGCGATCCGGGAGGTACGGCCAACAGGGCGGACTCTTCTTCACCGCCGACTTCGGGGGCGCCTGCTTCGGGGGCGCCTGCTTCGGCTGCTGGCATTTCTTCGGGACCACCCATTTCTCCACCCAGTTCCGTGCCGCCCATGTCTCCACCCATTTCTCCAGCTGGAGCAGCAGCTGCAGCGCCTTCGGCTGCTGCGGCTTCGGCAACTTGCTGAAGGTTCGCATCATGAATACGGTCATAATACATTTCTCTTTGATTGCGAATGAACTCTTCATGAGACATTCCGAACATGTGCTCAGCAACCCAACGTCGCGAGAAATAGCCTTCTGTAGCACCACCAGCAGTATCAAACTTTGTTTTCCAGTGTTCAAGCTCTTGAAGCTCTGCAATTCTTGAAGGGTTATTGAGACTTAAGGAAAAGCTTAATAAATCGTCGCCTCTAAACCCCAAAGTATAAAGATGGATAATCCCAATTTTTGTTAGCTCGGCCACTATCACACGCTGGAGACGCTGAATAGTTCGGGCAAAACGAATATCTTTTTGAGCTAACGTAGTTTTATCTTCTTCCGCGCCTTCGCCCATTGTGAGATACGACTGTGGAATTTTAAGTGCGGAAAATAATTTATCGCGAAGATATTTAATATCATCAATCTGCGTCGTGTTCGCCCCGCCTGCAAGGTTTGTAATGTCCGTTGCGGAACCAGCACGGACAGGGATAAAATAATCTTCTTCAATGCTCATCGGATTATATCGAAGATCAATTCTGCCTGTCTTAGGATCTACAACGCTATGTCGTTTAAGTTGAGTGACAATTTTTTCCATATATTGTTCAACTTCTTGTGGCGGAATCGCACCTACATCAATCTTAAACAGTCTTCTCTCCGAAGAACGAATAACGCGATATGCCATCATAGCATCTTCCATAAGTGTTAACTGGCGCCAGATGCGACGGGCGGGCTCTAGAATTGATGTTCCATATGGAGCATACTTATCATTTCCTAAAATACGAAAATGAGAGATCTGCCAGTTTTCAAATGTCATTCCTGCAGTGTTCCACTGATATTGAATATAATTTGGATTTGTGCTATCCATTCCTTCCAATCTTTCAACTTCTTGAGGGGGCAAAGCAATGACCGACTTAACACCATACTTATCATCAATATCCAGATACAAAAAGAAGTCGCCATATTTAGACATGGTACGACACCAACCAAATAAGTTATATTCAAGATTTAAAATGCTACTATAAAGCACATCTAAAACCGCTCTCAACTCTTCATTGGGACATTTAATATTTAACATTGGACGAAGTTCTGAATAAGTTGTCATCTCGTCTGCATAAATATCCATTGTAGATGCAATCTCTGGAGTGTATTCCATTTGATCAAAATCGACATATCTTTCGGAACGTCGTTGATTGGCAATAGCATTAGACGAAATTACGTCTAGGGGGTTGTATAATGTTTTCTTAAACTGTTGGCCTGAAGCAGTTTTGAAACGAGAAGAAAACTTATCTAAATGTTGTCTTCTAATTCTTCGTCCGGACTGAGACCGATAATTAATAATGGGTCCAGAAAAAAGCCTTGTTAGGGCTTTGAACAAATCAGACTGCGGGTTGTGGGGGTTCTTTCCTTTAGGTGGCATTTATTTTCTCACTTTATAATCCATTTATATTGCTCATACATTTGTTGTGCTTCATCCATTTTATCAAGAATGTTATCTTTTTTGTAGCCCTCTTGTCCTCTTATCCTCGTATTAAACGAGGTGCTCGTTGTTTTTATAGCGCTCAAAAATGCTTTTTGATAATTTAAATCTCGCGCATTTGCTTGAAGTGCAGTATCACGCACCCAACAACCTATAGCTAGGGCCATGATTAAATCATCATGATATCCTTTCATAGCTTGTGGCTTTCCATTTTTCCAGATAAAAGTTTTCATTTCATTTACTAGTCTCGAAGAATATATTTTAATTAGTTTGTTTCTAATAAACTCCTCTAATTTCGCTATAATGAGAGGACGTGTTTTCATAGAGGTGGTGAAACCAGGAACAGCACTTGTCATTACTTCCGCCTGATGTTGCTCAATGTATTCATGAGTTGACTTAATAGAGTAATAAAGATTTGGATATTGATAATCTATAAGCTTATCTAAAACTGTGTAACCAATACTATTGTTTTCCACAACAAGCATACAGCCGCCAAACTCTCTGCCGACTTGGTTTAACATATTAGCATACATATCCGGGGTTGCTTTTCCTTGATATTCTCCAACAATTTCTAGTGTCTCTAATTTTAATATATGAAAGGTGGAATAGTCAGCACCGTCGCCGCGAGCCACATCTGCAACCAATAAATAGTTACAACTTGAATCGTGTTCTTCCCAAATCCAAAAGTTGCGATCAAACCCTGTACGATATTTTGGTTCTTTAATTTGAACCAACAACCACTCCATATCGTCTGGATCGATAACTGTTTCCCCAGAAGTGTTGAAGTTACATTGTAGTTCTTGCGCGATCTGGCGCTTGGACATATTTTTTGTCTCTTTCTTATACCACTCTTCGTCTCTGTCTGGGTGTACATCCCACATTAATGTCGTTAAATTAAAGTTATTGGTGCCAGTTTCTGCGTCAGCACATGTTTTATGAAACCAATTGCCAACACCATTTGGAGTAGATAAAGCAATACAGCGGCCACCAGTTGACAAGGTAGGATATAAACCAGTCCATAGTTCTTCAAGGTTCTCAATGTGGGCGGCCTCATCAAGTACCAACAAAGACAACGCTTCAGAACGACCAGCATCTCCCGATGTAGATGCAGCTTTGATGGAAGAACCATTTGAAAGCTCAAAAGAAGTTCTATTATCCACATCAATGGTTGCTATCTTTAGCCAATCCGGGATGTTTCTCATAATACCTTTGACTTTCTTAACCAAGTTTCCTGCTGTCGCAAACTTTGTAGCCATAACAAGAATGGCTTTATCTCGATGAAACAACATCATCCAAACAATATAACCAGCCGTAATCGTTGAGATACCAAGCTGGCGTGCTTTTAAAATAACATTAAAACGATAATCGTTAAAGTTATCAAGCAAATCGTCTTGAAAGTCATACGTGTCAAATAAGATAAGCCCGTGTAAGGGATGAGATATACGGGCATATGTCTTTAAAAAATAAGCAGGATTCTTCCCGCACTTTAATATTTCTTTTACTTTCTGTTTTTTGTCTAATTGAAAGTTCATTCATTTCTCATTTCCACGTTCCTGGGTCAGCCATCTTTCGCAACTGAACGTTTCCTTCGCCAGCGTAGGCGCCCCCTTTAGAAGTTCTATTTCGTTCTTCTTCTTCTTGCTCAATAATCTCATCTGCTGCTGCGAGAATCCTGTCGCGCATGCGCATCGCTTCGTCATTAAGCTCTTCATCATAGTCCGCCATCCATTTCTCTCTAGGAGGGCCACCGCGACTCTCAACAGCATCAGCCAACAGATCTTCAAGCGCTACCGAAATAGCTTCGGACATCTCTTCTTCCTTTGTGGTTGGATACATTTCCATATCCGATCCGTGAGTAAGAATATCTTCTTCTGGCACACCAGTTCTAAACTCGATCTCTTTCACGATCTCTTCTTGGATGATTTCTTTTATTCTGGATTTAGATATTTTCATTTTTTTAATTTCTCTTGAGCTAAAGCTCTGCCGCCAGCGCGAGCCAGGGCACCTGCGGGGTCTATAGCGGCCGTTCCCTTTTCGAGTCCTCGACGGATTGTAGTTCCTAGAGTATCCCCTACTAACATATTTTTCTTGCTTAAAACATCAATAACAACGTCTTCAAGTTGCAGATTGTCTGATAAATCTCTTAATGTCTTTTCATCAAATCTAATTTCTTCCATTTGTTCCGGCGACAGGCGTGCGGAGTCGAGAGATTTATCGAGCCATTCACCTACCCCCTTGGCTATAACATCATCAGAAACTGGCGCTCCTTCCTCTTCTAACCCTGCTTTTGCTTCGTCAAAAAGCGTTTGTGCCGTTTCCATCACTGTTTCTTCACTAACTTTTGCCTTTGCCAGTCTATCAAGAATGCCCTGATTAATCCGGCTATTTATTACTTTTTGTATCAAGTTTGCAGCGCCGAAGCCGAGGCCTGCGCCGGCAACGGTGGTGACACCGATAGGGAGAAGGGTACCAAGCGCTGCGCCTATGGCACCACCGGCGGCCACGCCCCAACCCGATGCACGATCTCTTGACTTACGTGGCTCGATCTCAACCTCTTTAATCACTTCCATCTTCTCGTCCATAAAATATCGTGGATCGATAAACTTCTTATTCTTTCTTGGTCTACTCATTTTGTTTCTCCTTTAGGTCGAGTATCGTTCTTCGGGCGCTTGTCTTTCCAGCCACCCTGATCTAAAAACGTTTTCCAGCCAGTCTCCAGAAGATCCTTGGACTCAGCGTCATTGCGCATCTCTTTATCGAAGCCACCAACTTTATAATGTTTTTTTGCAAGAACCCAAGAACGCACACGAGAAGAGCTTTCAACACGAACGTCTACCTCTCCCTCTGCGGTTAGGCTGACGCTCTTTCCTGTGATTCTCTTATATTCTTTCTTTAGCCAATTGGAAATTTCAGTTAGGCGGCCCTCAACATCACTTTCGAAGCCGGTCGCATATACCTCTTTAAGTTGTACTTCAGATTGATATGTCAAACACATCATGTCGCCGTAGAACACGACGCCAAAGCCATCTATAATTCTCTTATCAAGAATCATATCTCCTTCTTCTCTCTGAAGCCCTGCTTTTAAAGGTTCTCCATCTTCTGTCAAGGCACCATCATAAGCGTTTGCTGCGGCCTGTGATAGTCCTTGAACTACATCATAAACTGAAACTGTTTCTTTTTTCTTAGCCATTGTTTGGTCTCCATCCTTTTAGCCATCTCTCTTCTCTATGTTCAACATATTGTATATAGCAATTAAAACAACAATCAAACTTAACTAAACAAACATCGTCCATAGACCTTCTTGCAAAAGAGTTACAAATTGGACATGATCGTAAAGCATCTCTATTAAATAGTTTTTTTGATACCTTTATCCCATTAACATCTACTTTTTCTTGAGACTCCTCAATTCGCTGTGTTTTCTGATAAAATTCCTTCATTTGTTGGAGATATTCTTTTTCTTTGCTCTCGTCCCAATTTGCTTTGGGGTTTTGAACTGCTTCATCTCCATACTTCTTTGATATCGCTTGTTCAACTGCAGCAATATGATTTAGTTTATCTTTACTCATCTTGGAATGCTTTGTACGCTCCGTAAGTTACAGCAACGCCACTGGCAATTCCGCCGGCGTACCATGCCCATTTATTAGGAGGAGACTGTTTCTTAATCGTCTCTTGTAGTTTAACAATCTCAACATCCTTTTGTTCAACAATTAATTTATATTCTTCATCCAAAGCATCATAACGAATATTAAAATTCTTTCTTTCCAGTTCAAATTCGGTGCCGGCGACATCCAATTGATATTCTACTTCTATATCACATAACGATTTCCAGCCATCTTTTTCTGTCATAATAT